TATAATATTATATATAATTTTATTTTCCTCTTGAAAAAAAACCATATACACCGATGAAGATTTAATTCGGTACGCTTTGCGTGCCTGTTAATTCATATATCGGCAACGTTTCCTTTGAACTTGAACTGCACTTGTGCCGTTTTAATTGTTCAAAGGTGTAAAATTGCTTGTAACCCGAACTTGTATTAAAGACTTTATTCCTCATCAACAACTGCGTTAATTTCGTTAATTTCGTCATATTCTGAGCCATTCCACTTCACATTCGCCGTATTAAACAGCATATTCATATTCAGCACTTCAGGCTTGTCCTCCGACTTGAAACTAGTAAACAGCGTTTTGATTTGCTCATTGTCTCTAAAACGCGCGCTATATTCTTGCTGGATATTATTACGCCCGATGCGCCCTAAAGCCTGGATAATCTTCTCTTGCGTCATGTTCAGATCCTTACTTAAATAGCCGTGACAGAATTGGTAATTCGTGCCATAAATGTAGTCGCTGTCGGCAATAATTAAATACAACAGTTGTTTGTCTGCCAATTTCTTCATGATTTCAGTATAAGCAATACTTTTGTGCTCCGTAAACACACCAATTCCCAGTAGCAGCAAAATTTTCCAGCTGTCATCAACGTCCTTTAACAACATAATAGACGCAATTGTGGCATCGTCAATATTACTTGTAAACGCGCCCTTTGTATTCAGATTTTCAGCCCAAACCGTCAAATGCGCCAATTTATTCGGAATAAACACATCATTTAGACTAGCGCTTTTTATCATACCCTTCAGTTCTTCCAATGTTTCGCGCATTTTTCTGAGTTTAACATTGTTGTCATCACTTGAAAGCATGCGGTCAATAATATCGCCTGCGATCTTGCCCTTGGTCTTGCCCTCCTTTCGCATATCCCCGCTCGAGCCGCAAATACTGTTTTTGAGTTTTTCCTCTTCGAACTCCATTTCATGTTCAATATCAAATATCCTTTCATTTATAGCATTATTGTATTCGATTTTCTCCATAATGCTCTTCATAACGCTGGCTGGAATGTTGGCCTGTTGAATACAAAACTTGGCTATTTTCTGAACATCATTTGCTAAGAATATGGTAGGACCATCGGTTAATGTATATGAATCCTTGGTGCTGACGTAAATTGCGCAACTGCCGTTTGCTATTGCTGGTGTTTGTGATTGCGTTGAAGGAATCGACGACGCCAATCGTGTGAGTCCTGAGCCACCCATATTGCTAAAAACCGTATTTTCAACACTCCTAGTTTTTAATATTTTTTTGCCAGCTGGGTCAATTGCGGTATTCGGAATAATACGTTGCTTTCTGCCCATGGCAAATGAGGTATAAACAGAGTCCCAAGATTCCGGCTTAACATTTTTCAACGTCTTCAAATAATACAGTTTGATACTTTCCATAGTAATATCCGTGACATTCGCAAAATTTCTGTAAAACTTGGCAGCCGTCTTCACATAGTCATATTTTTCAACATATAATGAAAACTCGGCCGCCTCCTTCAAATCAAAGTATCGCAAAAGCGTCAGATTGTCTTCGCAGTGTTGGACTACAGTCATGGCGTCCTCATATTTATCACTGAGCTGATGCGGCATTATAACATATCCGTTGTTATCTATAAGAGGGATTGATTTCTTACAATCGTGGCTAACAATGTTGACAATATCGTTTTGCCGATGTTTAAACTTGCCTCGAAAGTCAGCAATCGTTTGCGTCAATTCGTGCTCCTTTGGCAACGTAGCTGACGATAAAATTATATTCGGAATCAGATTTTCACTCCAGTTTTTCTTGATAATCGAATGTAATACATGATCTTTATAATCGAGTGTAATCGTAGGTTCGTCCCATTGAACCACAATATCTTTGGCTCCATTGAACGCCAACATATAATACATCGCCGGCAAATAGGAGCGAATGTCGCAAATCATGATTTCAACCTTGATGCCGTTTGAATTGTCAACCTTTCGAATGCCGCCTGAGCGTCTGTCAATTGTATAGTCCGCGGCGGCAAAATAGTGTAGACGAATATCTTCAGAGCTAGAACAACCAAATGCGAATGCGATTTTCTTGCCTGCTGAAATAGCACTCCTTGCTAATGCCAAGCCCACGTGTCTCGCTGCGCAAACGAATATGACGCGATGACCTTCCGATAATCCAAGGGGTGTTAATGTTTTACCCGTTCCAGTAGGAGCAATATACAAGATTAATTTATTATTGTTGCGCTTGACTGCGTTGAAAATGTCTTTCTGGTGTTGATACAATGCCATATCGCTGTATTTTAACAAATTGCTATTTCGCTCAATGAATTCATATGCGTTTTCAATAATGTATTTAAGGTCGACTATGCCTTCACGCTCATAATGATCCATAACAGCGACAATGACGCGTCTTAAATGCGCGTTGACTTTGTCTACGTTATTCGACAACAATTTGCTGAGAGTGTAATAGTGGAATAGCCAGTGTTTATTATTTTTTGACATCTCGGAAAGCATGTCTTGGAAGTGCCTGAATAGGACGAATTCATAGATGTTGCTAACTGTTTCGTCGATGTTTTCGCTGCGTGACAACCTGATAACGTCTTTGGTCTTCAACTTGACGTTGGATACAACGTCGACATAACAGATTTCCTTTTCTTTTTCATTTGATTCTGTCTTTTCATTTGATTCATTTGATTCTTTTTCTTTACTAGAAGAATGATGCTTCTTTTGATTTAGACCTCTGGCCTTTTCGAATTTAATAAAATCAAGATTATACTTCTTCACGATAAGCTTGATCGTCTCGGCGAAATATTTGTTGTAAAGATGGTCTTCTATTTCATTACTGAATTCTATCTTTAGAAACATAAAGAGAGAATCTGTCTTATTAATTCGGATATTCACATCACTGTAGCCCTTAATAATTAAATCGAGCACTTCATTTTCTTGATTGGAAACTGGGATTTCGATTGATTCCCATTCCGACTTTGTTAGTTTAACTTGTTTGAGGTCCATTTTAAATGCGAGTAAGGTATAGTTATAATTTATACTTTCCTCTTTAAGTCCATTTAATAAATCAATTTTTTTATATTATAAGAATCAAAAGGTCAAAATTAAAATTGAATTTAAAAAACCAAATAAAAATAACAGTATAAATAATAACAACAATACATTTAGAATGGCCTTAAACGACTATATTACAATTGTCTCTATCGAGGGAAATATTGGCTCCGGCAAGTCCACCTTGCTGGAAACATTAAAGACAATATTTAAGGAGAATTCGAATGTATTGTTTCTAAGGGAGCCGGTGGACGAATGGGAGAAAATTAAGGACAAGGATGGTAACACAATGCTCCAGAAGTTTTATGCCAATCAGGAACTCTATTCATTCGCATTTCAAATGATGGCCTATATTTCTCGGCTGACGATTTTGAGAGAGACGGTTCGTGATATTATGAATAAAGTTAAAATACACAGAGATTCAAACAATCCTATAGATAAAAAAGACAAATACATTATTATCACCGAGCGTAGTTTATATACCGACAAATTTGTGTTTGCGAAGATGTTATATGACCAAGACAAAATAGAAGACGTCATGTATCAGATTTATTTGAATTGGTTCGACGAGTTCGCCAAGGACTTCCCTGTGAATGACGTCATTTACGTAAATACGGACCCAACAAAATGCTACGAGCGAATCCATAAACGGGCGCGAATTGGCGAGGAAGTGATTCCGCTTGCGTATTTAACGGCATGCCACGATTATCACAATGAGTTTCTAGACGAGACCACTGGAATAAAGGCAACGCAATTGGTTCTAAACGGGAACCAAGATATATTTCAAAATAGTCACGTTATTGACGACTGGATTACATCAATCAAGAATTTCTTACAAATTTCAGAATAGGATGAAAGTAGAATAAATAGGATATAAATATATTTTATAATTGAATATAATGGACCCAAATTTTATAAAAGAAGAACAAGACATTTTAAAAGAAATAGTTGTTTTTTGTCCGCATTGTAAAGACCCAATAATAATAGAAAAGTTAAATTGTTGTATTTTCAGACACGGCACATTGATTGCTTCTGGCAGACAAATAGAGCCACATGCGACAAAAGAGTTGTGTGACTTTTATGTATTACGAAATAAAATATACGGCTGTGGCAAACCGTTTCAAATTGTTAAAGATGAAAAGGGAGTATTGGTCGCGGTTGTATGTGGCTACATCTAGTCTACTTTTTTTACAAAGTTATAAAAAGTGGAGCAAAGAGCAAAATAGTATTGTTAATTATTAGTCCCGAGCAAACTAGAATACAAATTTAGAATGTCCAAATAGTAGTCCATTGACGCCCGAATGAAGCCGCCGTTATAGTTCCGTTGTAAAATGACATTGGTGTCATAAACTACGTATATAGCAAACAATATAATGCCAGTAAATGAGAGCAACTTATGTGCCTGGCTCATATTTGTCCCCAAAACAAAAATTAAACGGAATATAATTAGAAACAAGAGCGCCCAGAATAAAAAGGCGCCGAATTTGTATCCAAGACGGATTCCGCCTGCAGTTAATACTACACCAGTCGCCAACATGACGCCAAATACCGACATCGCGCCTTGAACTGCCGCATCAAGTGCCGCTGGATTGTATTTTTGTTTGTATCTACTCAA